CACGTGATGCTCGTAAACTGTATCAGCCTGGTTGCGAGCGTGGTTACGCTAGTCACCATGATCACCGACGTGACTTCCATTTGCAACTTGCGCCGCAACCTTATAGACGCCGTTATGAACACTGTTGTTCCTGGCGGTGCAGAAGCAGACCAGCCGTGTTCAGCGAAGGATTGGTTCCCGATATCTACCAAGTTGGTTGGTCTTTGCGTCTGTAGTCTCATTACTGTTAAGGGTGTCAACCCCTTGCATCGTGTTCGCGATTTCCTTTCTACTGCCAACAATATGTCCGCTATGGCAACAGATGTTACCACCATGGTTGCCAAATATGTGGGGTGGGATTTCGACGGCACTGCTGAGTGTGCCGTCATCATTGATTCCCTGATTGACCAGTGTAACTGCTGGCTTTCCGTGCCCACCCAAGACATCGTTGGCCAGAAAGAACAAGAGCTCCAGCGGTTCATTGCTGATCAACACAAGTTCCTCGGGCTGATTAAGAACAACGCTTCCAATCCTGAGGTGCAAGCCTTGGCGAAGAAAGTGTATGCCCTTGACGTTTTGTATGCCGGCCTAAAACAGACTGCAGCCTCCCTCCGATCCAAGCCTGTGCCCGTTGGGATTTATCTCCACGGACTGCCTGGCATCGGGAAGAACGCCTTTGTCGAGTACCTTGTGCATGTGCTCTCGGCTAAGTTCAGTGGGTCCTTCAACAACGCCATTTATACGATTTCCGAATCTGGGACCCAACATTTCACCCCTTACACAAACCAACACACGATTTTCTTTGATGAGCTGGGTGCGAGGGTTAGGCAGCCTACCGGCCTGGACCCTCTGACTATGATCAATGCCCTGATGTCCACCACTCCAGTGCCCGCTCCCGGCGCGGCCCTCGAGACCAAAGGCCAGGTCCTTCGGCCCAAGCTCATTGCTTGTGCTTCCAATGTTGCCTTTGAGCGTCTCAATACTCCACTCATTGCTGAAGCTGCTCAGGCGCAGAAGACTAGGTTCATGCGCTACGAAGTTGTCGACCCACTCAGGCCCCAAATCATTGAGAATCGACAGGGGTGGGCCCACCGGCAGCCGGATTTCTCCCACTTGAGATTTAATCGTGCTACTGCTGAGGGGAACTACCAACTTACCGCCTCCGAGATGATCCAGGAGGTGTTGTTGGCTATCGTACAAAGCCACAGTCACTTTGCCAACAACCAACAGAATATGCTGAAAATGGACATCAAACCGGAACTGGGCATCAACGGACAACCGCT